TCAAGGGTTGTTATTTTGTTTTTGGGTATCAATTCGTGTTCATCGTCAATATAAAAGGATTCTAAAGTATTAGAGGGCTCTATGTCAACCTTTTTCTTCTTCTTTGCCTTTCTTTTAGGAAGTTCGATAGGTTCTAATTCTTCTTTTTTTATTCGTTGATATGTTTGATTTGCGGCAATTAATAGAAGAACGGCAAGTGGATCAAATACTATAATGATGGTGAAGATAACTAATCTTACAGCTTTATCTATAAAACCAGTATCATTCTTATCATAAAAGATTTCAGCAATATACTTAATTGGACCAATTTCTGCCGTTAATTTATTTTCTTCTGCCATCAAAGGCAACTTCTCTTTAGATAGCCTTGTTAATTCTGTTTGTGTTTCTTGTATTTGTTTATCAATCTTATTTGAAGCAGTAGTTGGATCACCTGCTCTTTTCAATAGGTAATCCAATTTATCACGAGCAATCTTTTCTTGCGTTTCGATTGTTTTCAATTGAACTGTGTTTGCACCAACTATCACATTAGATTCAATGTGAGCTCTTGATAGATAACCAAAAATGCCCATACTTGTTATTGCCATAAGTAATACGATAGCTATACAGAAATAATACCGCATCATCCTCACAGTAACAGACCAATTATTATACAACCAAGATACTGTTACTAACTTCGAAATTTCAAGGACCGAACCCATCAATATGATTGGCCAAAAAGAACCAGGAAATATCTGTGCAAGACCTATAACAGAATAAAAAGCAGCAATAGCAGATAATGCTATCGCTGTTGCAAAAGGTAAGAATATTTGTATCATTATGAATAGTATGTTAGATTTTTCTTATGTGGTACATCAAATACAAAAGTTATACGAATACAATCTCCAATGTTTTGCGTACCATGCATCTTCTTATTATTAAACCAAAGTAGTGTGCCAGGTTCAACAGTAACAGTATCTTCACCACAAGTATATTCGTAAGTACCTTGAATTGATAAATGAAACCTATCTTTATTTAAATAATATTTGCCTTCATCAATGTGTAAACCTACTTCACCACCCTTTTCTAATGATAAAAAACCACATCGTTTGAAACCTTTAAAGTGCCTCTTTAGAAAACCAATAATCTCTGTGTGTTTGTAATATGCTGGAGTTGGAACACAAATTTCGGTATCGCCAACAAAATCATTTACATCTTCAACACCACCAAGAACCAATTGTAAAACTCCAACTGGTATATCATCATAACCACGACTGAGTAATGATTCTATTTGACCTTCCATTTTCTTTTGTGCTTCCCAATCTTCAGGATATTGTTTCAATTGTGCCAGTATTTTTGACACATTGATTCCTGTTTTGAGTATTTTTATGTTGTTCACCCAAAAAAGTCCTCTAATGAACTGCCTTTTTCAGTTGTCCATCCCATACAATCTAAAATTACTTTGATTGGCTCTAAGAAAGCCTTTTCAAACTGAGTATCATAATCAATATATTTGTGTATGCCAAATTCTTTTGGTAACCGAACTGGATATGAAATAACCATATCTTTAAATGGATTTGGTTGTTTAAGATAAGTAAACTTCAACTTCTCACCATTTTGAATTAATGGATACTGTTTGGTCAAACCCAATTGTTTCAGATAATGATTATACAGAATGGCACCCTTAACATGAATTGGTGTGCCCTTCTTATATATGGTAATTCTATCTGAATATTCTTGTAAACCATTTAGTCCACGAGGAAAAGAAATTTCTTCTGGTGGTAGTGTATTAAACTCGGCCTTAAAGTCAGCAATAAACTTATGAATATCATCTTCTGTTCCTTGCAACATAATCTTGATTGATTCTTTCATTTTCTGCCGAATAGCACTTGGCGTAGATGACTTAACCATTTCAAGACCCATAACTTTCATTTGAGGTTCATTATACTGAACGCCTTCGTTGTTATACACATTAAGAATATAACGCTTCTTGGCAGTCCAAATTCCTTTGTCAGAAAGACCTTCACGCTTCATCACCATCTTTTGAGCATAGGCATGAACATAACTTGCCAACTCATCATATGATTCATCAATGTAAGGTTGTATCTTTTCTTCACAGATTTTATCCATGAGAGAAATTACTTTCTGTTTATCTGATTGGTCTTTAATAAACTTATCAACTATCTCACCCATACGGAGATAAATCGAATCTGTGTCAGAAGCAATTACATAATCTACATCAGTAGTATTTAAAATCTTATTCATCCAAGCATTAATCTTTGCTTCAATCCAACGAATACTTAATTGACCCGCAGTAGTAACACCAAGAGCCATACGCAAATCATAGAAACGGAAATACTGAGAACCGAGAGCACCATACGCACTATTAAGAGAAACTTTTTTAGCTAGTTGTAGATTGTCATATCTAGCAACAAGGTTTTTAATTTCTTTGCGTTTAATTGGATCAGTTTCATTTTCATAATCTTGTTTTGCTTTCAACATCAACTTTTTAAATTTACTTCTATCAACATACATATCTTCCAACATTTGAGGCAAAAAGCCTTTCTTATCAGTTCGAAAGAATTGACCATTTGGAGTAACTGTTGCACCTTGTAGTTTAGATAAGTCAATTTCTTTATTCAACAACTTCTCAACAGAAACACCACGCATAATAATGTTACGCATTTCATCGGTGTAATCTTCTGTTTGAACCAATGTTTCAGGACTTATATTGAATTGCATCATAAGGTGGGGGTAAAGTGAATTTAGGTCAAAGCTGGCAACATAATGGTGCATACCAACCTGAACTTCTTTAACATAAGCACCTTCAAACGCTGATGTTTTACTTTGAACAATTTTAGGTGGAACAACAATTCCTTTTTCTAACAGATAAGCATATGTCATTGAATCCCACATACGAGTTTGTGCAAAGATATCTTCGTAGTTGGTCTTAGTATCATACGCCAAAGTTAAACCAAGTTCAATCAACTTCAACTTTTCTTCCATGCGAACAATAAGGTTGCAGTCTTGAATGTTATATTCAATAAACTTTTGGAAGTTTTCACGATACAAAGCATGAAGGTTATCATATTCATCAAATGATAATTTACTATCACCAAGTTCTACATTGGCAATATTATCCAATTTATATGATTCTTGTGATTTGCCCCCTGGCGCATACCATCTGTATAGTTCAATATAGTCTAGTGACGATACACCAACCATGTCATACGCAATCAACTCACGATTGTTTACAACAGCCTTGCGTTCACCAATCATATTCCATGGAGATAACTTCTTAGTTTCTTCTTCACCAAGAATTTTACGGAAACGATTGATGAGATATGGTATATCAAAGAATTTGGTATTCCAACCAGTCAACACATCAGGACAATTTTCAACCCAATATGCCAAGAACTTTTTACATAGTTCAGTTTCATCTGAGCATTTAAAATAAGTTTCAGAACCTTGAACAACATAATCACCACAACCAAATACGACTGTTTCACCTTTTAGAAAGGATATACAGATTGCTGTGATAGGTTCTTCTGCTTTATATGGGTCAGGAAATCCATTCTCCGAACCAACCTCGATATCACATATAGCAACCAAGATATCATCCATATTCCAATCGACCATGCCTTGATGTTCATCAGCGATGAAGGCATATTCATATCGAGTTTGGCCATAAATTTTGAAATTAGAAACTTCATTATATCTTTTTACAAAATCACGAGCTTCACGAATGTTCTCAAACTTCATCGGTTCAAGATGTTCACCAGTAAGAGATTTGAATTGTGTGGGTTTTTTGCTAGGCAAAAACAAAGTAGGCGAGTAACCTATTTTAAGTTTAACTTGCCTGCCGTCTTTAACGCCACGAAAGAAAATGTTATTGCCAACACAGGCAACATTTGTATAATATCTAGTCATTCATATATTATAACAGATTTAAAAAATGTCTGAGGCACTTATGTAATGATTGATTTTTTTGGCGGAACTACAATACCAGAACCAAAAATTTGATTGTATTGATTTTTTAATTCTTCTACTGGTGTTGATATGGTTAAAATATCACCATAATTAAGTTTGAAACCAGTCCTGAATTCTTTTGCCCATTCTAAAAATGGAGAGAAAGCAACACTACCTGGATCGGTAGATGTTCTTGGTGGTACCGATACAACTTGAACGGGTTGCTTTACAGTAATGAAAGTTTCTTTGGATGATTCTGTTACTTCACCCATAATGGTATGGTTAGTCTTGAAGGTCACTAATTTTATTGTCATATTTTTTAATCTCTAAAACTGATTCGATTGGTTGATTGTTGGCAAATTCAGTAGCTTCTTTTAAAGTTGCGAATTCTTTATCTGCAACTTGAGAGCTGCTACTAAAGTAATAATACACTTTATACATTTACTGGTTCACTCGCCGGCAATACTGTTAAGGTAACCCAGCGTTTGGGAAATAGCATTTCACGACCACGAAAATCATTCATGTCCAAAGTTGGGTCTTGAACTAAACCAACAAGTTCAACCATGTTATCGAAATCACGGAGAAACAAGTCATACTTGTCAGCCCGTGGAAGTTTTTTTTCGATGGCTATTCTTTTTGCCAGTTCACGAATGTTCATTTTGTTACCTTATTTAATTCAGATTGATAAGTTCTTTGTCTTAACTCGGAAGAACTGAACCGATGGGTGCGAGAATTATAGTATATTTTAATACCACGATTATCACAGATATCACGGCCTGTTAGATGTCTTTCTTTATATTCTTCACCACAAATACGCATAGTGATGGGCAAAAACATTAATAAATCTTCTAGGTCTTTTTCAGTATCATAGACAATAATTTCATCTACGAATTTTACCGCAGAAAGCTGAACATATCTTTCCACAATAGACTGAACTGGTTTATTTTTTACTTCAGGTCGGTCAATTGTTGGGTCTGTTTGTAGACCAACAATCAAATAATCTACTAACTGTTTACATTCAGCAAGCATAAGAATATGCCCAGCGTGTAATAAATCAAAGGTTGAACAGGTAAATCCTACTGGTCTACCTACCATTTCATCAGGCAAAACTAACATAACTAATGTCCTATTTTCAATCTTTCAATCAATGCTTCAATCTCTGCTCGTAATTGAGCATTTGCATAAGGCAATCTAACTTTAATCCTGTGTAGGAACTTTATTAGTTCCCGATTGTCCATATCTATCTGTATCATTTATACTTATGTTCTTAATAAAGATTTTTCCATCTTTTTCTTCATATTTTAAATTATCGCCTACTTTCCAACCTAATTCTTCCATAAGTTTATTAGGCAATTCAACAATCGCATCACCGTTATCACAAATCTCTTTAACATTTGTTGTATAGGTTTTCACACTTGCTCTACTATAATTTTACATTTTTCTAAAAACTTAATACCCATGTCATCACGATATGTATTACGATAATACACAGAATTAATACCAGACTGATGAATTAATTTAGCACAATCTAAACAAGGTGCATGAGTTACAAACAATGCTGAACCATCACTCGAATTGGTGCTACGAGCAATCTTTGCAAGTGCATTTGTTTCTGCATGGAGAACTTCAGGTTTGGTTTTCAAAGAATAGTGAGAACCATCTTCATCTAAGAATTGATACTTATCATCCAATTCTATGTAGGTTCTTTTCTCACATTCATTTTCCCAACCACTAGGCATACCATTATAACCAATGCCAATGATTGTGTTATCTTTTACAACAACACAACCAACTTGTAATCTTTTAGCGGAAGATAACTGAGAATATACCTCAGCTGCCTTCATGTGAGCATCAAGATAGATC